CATTCTGGCCCGCCAGCGGGAAGGGGACGTTTCGACATTCCACTTCATCGACAACCTGTCCCGCGCCATTCGGCATGGCGGCAGGATCGTCATGGACCTTATTCCCAAGGTCTATTCGACCGAGCGCATTGTGCGGGTGCTGGGTGAGGATAATACGGTGGGCACCGCACAGATCGCGCCCACTGGCCAGCCTGTTACGGAGCAGGTGGACGAACAGGGACAAGCCATCGCCAAGGTCTACGACCTGACTGTGGGCAAATACGACCTGACCGTCTCTGCCGGTCCGAACTACACCACGCGGCGGGAAGAAATCCGGGAAACGCTGACGCAACTGGCGGCGCAGGGGAGCGATGAGATCGGGGCTATTCTGGCACCGCGCATTGCCAAGCTGCTCGACCTGCCGGATGCGGACGAGATCGCGGAGGAATTGCAGGCTCTTAATCCCGCCCGCCAAAATCAAGGGCTTCCGCCTGAAATTCAGCAGCAGATGCAGCAGGGCATGGCCCTGATCCAGCAGCTCCAGCAAGAAAACGCGGCGTTGAAACAGCAGCTCGGCAACAAGCAGGGCGATATCGCTGTGAAAATGCAAAAGAACCAGATCGATGCGCAGAAAATGGGCGTCGATGCCATGCGGGCACAGGCTGAATACAACCAGTCGGTGATGCCACCTTTCTAGAGTTTGCGGCCAAGCCGTTCGGGCAGCCGCGCAACCCCGTCGTGAGACGGTAATTCCCTGAGAAGGACACACCATGGAAGACGACACGACCAATCCGGTCGATGGCGGCGATACCTCTGTTGAAGAGACCGAAGCCCTCGATACGGAAGTCGAAACCGAAGCCCAGGACGATGATGTAGAGGACTCCTCTGGAGAAGAGGAACAATCCGACGCGGAACCGGAAGACGAATACGAGGAAATCGAGTGGGATGGGCGAAAGGCCAAAATCCCCGCCTTCATGAAGGACGGTTTTCTCAGGCAGGCCGATTACACGCAAAAGACGCAGGCACTGGCGGAAGAACGCAAGGCTCTACAGACCGAGCGGTCGGCCATCCAGCAAGCCACAAATGCAGAGATTGCGGCCCTCGCCAATGTGCAGGGTATCGATGCAGAGCTTGCCCGTTATTCCGATATCGATTGGGATACCTGGTATAATCAGGACCCGCAGTCCGCGCAGGTTGCGGAAAGCAGGTTCAACCGTCTGACCCGTCAACGCGGGGAAGTGCTCAACCAATTCACCCAGCTACGGCAGCAGCGGACCATTCATGAGCAACAGGAAACTGCAAGGCTCATCGAAGAAGGCCGCCAGGTGCTCGCTAGGGACATCAAGGGCTGGAATGACAATCTGGCCCGCGAGCTATTGGACACTGGCGTCAAGGAATACGGCTTCGACAAGGCGGAGATCGAGGATTTCACCGATCCCCGCATGGTCAAGGTCCTCCACGATGCGCACCAGTGGCGCAAGGCTCAATCCAAACAGAAAGCGGTTCAGAACCACACCGCAGCGCAGCAGGTAAAGCCAGCAACCCGCGTGAAGGCCAAGTCGCCCGCGCCCACGGGACTGGATGATAGCCTGCCTCCTGACGAGTGGGTCCGCCGCCGCAACGAGCAGCTCCGCAAGCGGGGCTAATTTCAACCGGAATACCCACGTCGTGAGACGTCGGCCTTCCCGATACGGGCTCCGGCCCATCAGATGGATCATTCTTTTAAGCGATAGCTTGGAAAGCTATCAGAAAGACAGCGTTTCCGAAGGGTGTGTGGCTTTATTCCAAGGGCTTTACCAGCCTCAGTGAATGATTGGTAAGCCACACCATTGATTGTGCATGATCGGCGATTATGGCTAATTGCGCTCATTTTGGCGCTAAAATCAGGCCCCATTTTTGTTCCAGCCGGTCGTGGCGGCGGCTTTATGCCCAAGCGAAGGTTAGCTTCACGCTGCTTTTGTTTCGTGGCCTCTGATGCCCTGGTCCCCAAGCGATAAGCTCTGAGCTTTGCTTTACCAGACTCCGGCATGGCTTGTTTACCTAATCCGGGGTGAAGGGCCAGATGGTCCGCTTTGGTCAGCCATTGCAGATTTTCTGCGCGGTTATCAGCACGATCGTGGTTGATGTGATGGACCTCTATCGCCCCATCCGGGCGGTGACACCAACACGTTGCCACAACTCTGTGGGCAAGCCTTTGCCGACCAACAGTTAGGTATCCTCCGGGCATTTTCCTGGGGGTGTATGGCTCAAGGTTGCGTAAGAACTTCCCGCAAGCGGAAACCCAATAAAGGTGGTCAAAGCGGCGATATTCCAAGCCGCCAATAATCGCGCTGTCCATTATGATGTCTCCAGTTAGAGTTACGAAGGATGGTCTATCCTAATCACAGGATAGATTCAATGAGTAGTTCAATCCTTACGCCCACGGCGGTTACCCGTGAGGCGCTCCGCATCTTGCACCAGAAGTGCAACTTTATCGGCTCGATCAATCGCCAGTATGAGGACCAATTCGCCAAGACTGGCGCGAAGATCGGTGACAGCCTCAAAATCCGCCTGCCGAACGAATACAAGGTTCGGACCGGCAAGACCCTGGATGTTCAGGACACGCAGGAGCAGTCCGTCACGCTGACCGTGGCGACCCAGAAGGGCGTGGACGTTACGTTCTCGTCCGCTGAACTGACCCTGTCCCTGGACGATTTCAGCAGCCGCATTCTTGATCCGGCGATGTCGGTTCTGGCGGCGAACATCGAGGCCGATGCGATCTCGATGTACAAGGACGTGTATAACGAAGTGTCGAACGTCGGCGCAGCCATTACCACCGCTGATATTCTCAAGGGTGGCAAGAAGCTGACCGATGCGCTGGCACCGGGTTCTGGGCGCACCTTGAACATCAACACGCAGGACAATGTTGATCTGCTTGAGGCGCTCAAGACGCTCTACAATGATCCGTCGAAAATCTCGAAGAACTATCGCGATGGTATGATTGCGAACCAGTTCCTCGGGTTTGAAACGGTCATGCAGAACACCCTCTGGCCGATCCACGCCACGGGCACCGATGACGGGACGGGTGATTACCTGACCGACATTGCTGCCGGAGAGGCTAATGGTTCAGCGGGTTCGCTGCACATCGACACCGGCGCTGGCACCTTCAAGAAGGGCGATATCGTCTTTATCGAAGGTGTTTATCGGGTCCACCCGGAAACCAAGCAGTCCACCGGAAAGCTCCAGCAGTTTGTCGTTACGGCGGACTATGGCGGCGGTGAAGGCGATCTTCAGATAAGCCCGTCGATCATCTCGTCTGGCGCTCGCCAGAACGTGACGGCGGTGGCCGATGGCAAGAAGATCAACAAGCTGGAAAGCGACGAAACCACCGCAGTTGGCGCAAGTGCTGACTATGGCATTTCGCTGGGCTACCAGAAGGATGCCTTCGCTTTCGTAACGGCTGACCTTGAGATGCCGAAGGGCGTGGACTTCTCCGCGCGCGAGGTTCTCGACGGCATCTCCATGCGGATCGTGCGTCAGTACGATGTGGTGAACGACATGTTCCCCTGCCGCATCGAGGTTCTGTACGGATACAAGACCATCCGTCCGCAGCTTGCCTGCCGGTTCGGCTTCAACTGACCATAATGGGGCTGGGGACTATTTAGGAACCCGGCCCTTCTTTCGTGGCGTATTGCCATAATCAATCACTGACAACGCATCGGCCAGCTTCACTTTAAAAAACGGGAGCATGGCCTCCAAGGCCGTAATAGCCTGCCTGTTATGGCACCTCCAAACCCATTGGTCCTTCCAGCCAGCTTTCGCCGCTGGGCGGAATGTCACACTGCCTCCAAATGCCACCTGAAGAGATTCGATGACGCCTTTGTGTGTCATGTTAACTTTTAAAGTTGGCTTCAGGCTTGGTCTGTCACTTCTCTTAGCGAGGCGGATGGAGCCTTCGCCATCAATAAGTCCGGCGAAGTAAGCGATGTCAGTGATGTTGGTCATAACACCATAATACACCCAATAAAGGGGTTGTCTAATCCCAGCGGCCCCTTTTTTCATGAAAGGAAACAGCCATGGCTGTTGAATATCTCGGCACCGGCAATGACGATGGCGTCGTTCTCGGGCGCTCCTCAACCGACAAGGTTGCACTTTTTGGCGAAGACCCCGTGGTACAGCAGGGGGCTATTGCCAGCCTGACTGACAGCACGACCGGCACCGCGTCGGACACGCTGGACGACACCACGGCAGGTCAGAAAGATGACGTCGCGAGCCTCGCGGCCAAGATCAACGCGATCCTGGTTGCTCTGCGCAACGTCGGCATCATCGCTACCTGACGGGGGGATAGCCGATGGCGACTCTCGGCCAACTCAAGACCCGTATCCGTCTCGAAACCAACAGGGACGATATCGCCCCCGGGGGTGAGGCGGAGCAGGCTTTGGGCGACGCCATTGCAAGCGCCATCGGCTATTATTCGCAGGAGCGGTTCTGGTTCAATCGTGCATCCGGAACTGTGACTGCAACGCCTTCCAGTGGAACCGCTGCCCTACCTGTCGGGATGCTGATTGCCGATGCAGTGGCGCGGGACGGTTGCGACCTGATCAAGGTTCCGCTTGAGGAAATCGAGCGCAAGACCGAAACGGGGTGGCCGAGCCATTGGGCCGAGAACGAAGGCCAGATCCAGTTCTGGCCGATCCCGGACGCGGCCTATGTGTTCACCGTCACTGGTGTGGCCGACATTGGCGTTCCATCGCTGGATGGCGATAGCAACGCGTGGACGACAACGGGTTATGACCTGATCGACGCTCGCGCGCGCATCATTCTCTACCGCGATTACTGGCGCGATCCGGAAGGCGCGCAGATCGCGGCGATTGCGGAGATGGACGCCTTGTCGAACCTTCGCAAGCATTCTCGCGCACGGGATAAAACCCGTCTCAGAAACCCCGGCGATATGCCTTATCTCCGGGACAGCTTTAACATTGTAACGGGATGAACCTGGATCCTCCTGCCGGACAGCCGCAGTGGTTGTTCGAGCGGTTGCGCAGGATTGCCCGCGCCCTCGACGGGCCGCAGGATCGCCCGTTTCGCCTTGTTTCCTACACCGTTTCCACGCTCCCCGATCCCTCTGATTGGCCCGCTGGCCTGATCTACGTTGCCAATGAAGCCGGGGGCCCTGTTCCGGCCTTTTCGGACGGGACGGACTGGCGGCGCGTCACTGACCGCGCGGTAGTTTCCTAGGAGGTCCGATGCCCTCAACTTATACGACGCGCTCCCGCCTCGAAAAGCAGGCGGCGGGCGAGAACAACAATACGTGGGGCATTCGGCTCAACGACAATGTGATCGACCTGACCGATTTCGCGATGGACGGCATGGTCTCGTTCACACTGTCTGGCTCGAAAACCCTCACAACCGCGAATGGCGCTGCGGACGAGGCCCGCGCGCGCATTCTCAACATCACGGGCGGCTCTGGCGGCACTGTCGAAATCCCCGATGTCGAGAAGCTCTATCTCGTCTGCAATGCGGCCAGCGGCCCGGTAACGATCACCACTGGCACGGGAACCGATGCGACCGTAGTCGCCGGGGATATGCAGTGGGTGTTCAGC